GTCAAAGAATCCTGCACCAAATATGTCAGGATTCATGTGTGAGGGAGTATTTACAGTGATCAAATGATGTCCTATTTCTCGTGACTGTCTGTGCCCATTGATGTATTCAATCAGTGCCGGTATGCTGGGCACAGACAAGGCCGATATGACCTGATTGATGTTCAGAGTGATCCAACGCTCTTTTACCAAGTATTCGAAATTTTCTCGCCATTGGTCAAGATTCAATCCGTGTCTGATATACTCCTGTTCTGGCCCCCAACAATCAATACTGGCTGTGAGATCAAAACGTTTGATTTTTCTAGTGGCCACTAGTTCACGTATGCGGGCGATGTAGTTTTTGAACTTTTCTGGTGCTATCATAAGATTACTGATAATATTAAATTCTAATTCAGCATTTTTATGATTGTACAGGAAATCCATACAGGTGTCAAATTGTCGTTGATAAAAAGGTTCTCCTCCCAGGATATGAAATCTGCGCACAGTGCTGTAGTGCTGATCCATCCAGATCCAAAATTCTTCAGTGAGTCTATCTTTCTCCAGATGTGGTTGGCTGATGTTGTCAATTACCAATCCGTTTTTTTCAAAACGACCATACCGACTATTTTCCTGCTGTATACGGCTACTGAATCGGTCTTCGCAATAGATACAGCTCATGTTGCATACATTGTCAAAGTAAACTTCTACTATGCGCGGAGTTACTTTAGTAGCTTGCAAATCCAATTCTAATTCCGGCGGTGTTAAGTCAGGCACATTGAGTTGCATAATGCGATCGCTGACTCCACCGGCGTCTTCAATTTTCTTGCAGTACTCGCAACCGCCTTGAGGCCATTGTCCTTGTAGCATGAGTTCTCTGTCGGCTATCTTTTTAGGTGTGTTGTGAAAATCTGCAAAGGTATCAACAGTCAGATCGGAACGGTTTACTCGATGGCAACTGTTGGTTTGACCGTTGTAAAGATAGATACTACTCCAGGTCCACTTGAGCTGGCAAGCTGTTTCAGACTGTATGGGGAAATACTTATTCATTTAGCCAATTTATAAAATGTGCAGGAAAATTTTGCAGATCTAAATTTCTTAAATCTGCGAAACGATAAAGATACTGTCGTAGTTTTTGTTTCTGTTCAACTGTGTGCTCCGCCTTGAGAGTATCTGACAGGTCTGGCATTAGATCGTTGTATAGAGCCTTGCTTGTAGGATCCAAAACACTGGCACTGAGATAGTCTGGATCATTGCAGTAGTTGATTATGTCGTGGCCTGTGCCAAACTCTGCGCGAAACTGTTGCAGGCCATGCACGGTCAAATTGCTTACCACTGTGCAAAATTTATATTTGAATCGACTGCGAATCAATTCTAAGTTTTGCAAAAATCTATTCCAGGTGTTGCCATATCTGTTGAATTGATAAAGTTGACCTATGTTTTCGGCACTGACCGTAAAGGTCACAGAGTCAGGCAAGCTATCCAACACACGTTTCAACCGACGAGTATCGACTCCTAGGCCAGTGAATATGTCCACCGGCGCGGTAAAGTCTGCCACTAGTTCAGACAGTCCATTGTATAGAAATGGCTCACCGCCGGTGATTTCAATCTGCCGGGCAGTTTTGATGTTGCGTATTTCATCCAGGATCAGTTGATAACTGTTGCTGGTTTTTATGGCATTTTGCCCCAATTTCAAAACTATACGATCATTGTTGTTGATTTCAAATCGGGTGTCGGGCAGATAAGGTCCGTTGGCTTCAATGTCACGCAACCAAGCTGTGCTGTATTGTTTGGTGCAGTAACTACAGGTCAAATTGCAATCACTTCCCAGATTGATGTGTAGCGTGGTTGGGTCAGCCACCACATGTGTTGGCTGGTAGGATTTCATCACAGTGCGTCGACTGGGCAGGCCAACACGTTCGGCTTTCCAACAGGTATCTTCACAGCTGGCCACCGGCTGATTGGCCAACATTTGTTCACGTTCGGTCTGTAGTGACTTGGTATTGAACAGTTGCCCAGGATTATCACGCAACCAGGCCATATCAATTTTTTCTGGAGTAGCTGCACAACAAGACGCTACGGAACGACGTTCGGGTTCCACGGTCAACCACCAGAATTTTTGTGAGCAATAATAATTATCAATCATACAAAGCACACTTGTCTTACATGTTGCCGTTGGGATATTTCTTTGATCAATTGATCTCTAGGCATGGTTTCAATCAACCTGGCCACAGGCAGGCGATATGGTTTCACCGCCGGACTGTCAAAGTCGGATATTCCACGACGATCAAAAAAATCAAAGTGTTTTAAAAAATATTCTTTTATTTTGTCTAATCTGTTTTCAACATCCAAGTCGGATTCTTCAAACATGCGCACAACAAAATCGGCTGAGTAGTGTGAAAATGGTTTGAATGCCTCGTCAGCTATGTAGTTATCATTGTCGTTGGCAAGGTCTTCTACTGTTTTACCTATTTCGCAATAGTTCATACAAATGGTTCCAAATGGCGTGGATAACTTTCCGTACTCTTGTATCAGTTCCAGATCTAAGGTTTGTGTCTTGGGCAGGCCAAACCAGGTGCATACAAACCTGGGACGACTGCCTTTGCTTGCTGTTTCACAACGATGCACCGCCAAATTCAAATTGGCCAGAGCCCGACGCACCTGAGCTGGAGCACGGTGCCAGAATTCGTGATCTTGTTGATCCAACAGACCATGATACTCTTCAAATATATGGTGCAGATAATTCAGACAATCTTGGTCATCAACTGTGGTAAATTCTCGTTCAATGATTGGTTCAAAATCATTGATTACTGCAATACAATGCGTGATGAATGCTGTGGCTCGAGCAATTTCCTCTTCCGGAGAATTGAATCCATAAAATCTTTTGGCATCATCCAATGCATAGGCATCACGCAACCGCATGCGTTCTACCCATAGTTTGGCCACAGGAGTGTCTAGTACCTGGAAATGTAATTTGAATTGGTCAAACCCTAGTTCTATGCATAGTTGCATGTGCATTACCGTGCTTTGGATTATTCAATAATCCGTGTCGTCTTCCCAGTCTTTGTCCTCATCATCATCTTCGTCCTCATCGTCTTCAACATGGTCTTTGAGATAGTGTGCCAGGGCACCTTTGACGTCTGAGTCGCCTTTGAATGCATCTTTGATCTCGTCAGCAGATATATCGTTATCGATTAAGACCGAAACCATGGCTTCTGCAGCTTCGTCACGATCTACCTTGTTTACATAACGTTTAAGTTCTGCCCAAATTTCGCTCGCTAAATCTACTGACATATTATTCCTCCGTTGCTGTTTCTTCTGTACTTACCGTTTCCTTCTGATTGGAAAAATCGGCCATGACCTTGTCTAAACAACCGTCTTCGTTGGACTCCCAGGCCTTGCGGAACTGTTTGATGATCTCACCATCTGACGTTACAAACATCAAACGATTGCCGTCTTTCTTAAGTAGTCCTTTTTTCTCAGCCAAGTCAGTTAGACCACTGTAGGGATTCATGCCTGTTTCGTATGGAATCTTGACCTGCACACCTTCGAACGGTTTGGCATAGCGTGTTTTCATGACCTTGCAACCGGCGCGGATGCCCATGACTTCGCTAATCTTGTTGCCATCCTCATCTTCTTTGAGTTTCATTTTCTTCATGGCTACCACAATACTGCTTGCGTAGATAAAGCCCTGACCTCCAGAAATTTTATCATCTGGATCAAACATGTCTTGACTAGCATAGGTATGGTTGGTACACACAAGTCCTACGTTATAGCTACCAAACATGTTGACACAGTTCCGAACCAAGGCTGTAAGTGCCTTGGGCTTGCGACCCAAGTCGCCCTTCATTTCACCGGCATCAAACTGGTTCACGTCTGTGGGCGTCAACAACATGCCTAGACTGTCAATGATAAACATGACTTTTGGACGCTCGCCATCTGGAAGTGCTTTGTAGTCGGCCATGAATGTGCTAATTGTTTTGGCCACATCATCGATCATGGCCATTGAAATTTTCAGTAACTTGCTTTCGTCAGTATCAACACCCAAGGCCTTGAGCCAATCTTCGTCCAGCGCATTTTCACTGTCAATCAAGATAACAAAGATACCTTGTTGCTGTGCGTTACGAGCAATGTTGCCTGAGCAGATATAGCTCTTGCCTGCTCCAGACTCACCTGCAAACACAGTGACCTTGCCAAGGGGAATGCCCTTGTTGAAGTCGCCCGAGATAAGATAGTTCAAGGCATAATTGCCTGTTGAAATCCAGTCAGTGGGATCGTTGAATCCAATACTGAGACCGTCGATGCTTTTGGTGATATCCTTGCGGAATTTTGATACGTCAAATGGTTTGGCCATGATTACTTTCCTTCTTTAAGTTTGTATAATTCTGTAAAAATCTCACTGCTGTCTACTCCACGTCTCTGATCCATCTGAGACAACTGCTCAAAAGATCTAGACAAATTCTGTTCAATTGGTTCTTGTAAGTAATGCAACATGTTTCGATAACTGTCTTCCAACAAGTATCCCGGCTGTTCGGCAATACGCGATTCCAATTTAGTCTTTAGCAAGTTTAACACATGATTTGGTAAATGTCTAATATTTAGGTAGTCTGGTTCAAGCAAGGCACCAATTACAAAGCTGTTGTTGTGAAATCCTAGACCTTTCAAATAATCCACACAGTCAAATATGGTATCATAGTTCAATAAGAACCACAACATGTTAAAACTGATTCGATGATCCAGGTTACGTATGCGATCCAAATTTTCACCAAAGTCCGACCAAGATCCTCCAAAGCGTATGTACTCAAATTGTTCTGCTAAACTTTCTACACTCACAGTCCAATGTACATTTTGAAATTCGCACAGTCGATCAAACACCCCAGTATCAACCTTGCTGAGATTAGTGTTTATCCTAAGATTCACGTCGGGGTTAAGTTTTGCCAGCAGTTCTAGATTTTGTTTCATCAACAATGGTTCACCACCGGCTAGATAAACATGTTTTAAATCGTGGGCATGCTCATAGATATACTGTGTAAAGTTTTGTTGTTGAGCATCGCTCGGTCGATCTATTACAACTCCCAATTCGTCGGCCCATCGACTGCTGAATTCTGGACTACAATACACACAGGCCAGATTACAGGTGTTGGTCCAACGTACATCAATGGTTTGTAGATCATGCTGTCCTGGTTGATATAGATCTACCGGAGTTTGTTTGAATTCTTTGATGTAGAAAATCCTATCACTGATAATGTCAAATCCGCGCTTGCCATGTTCGAGATCATAGCAAGTATGACAACCAGTGGCCGGATTGCCTGTGACTATGTTTTGTTGTTTGGTCGCGTTGGTTGTACCCAATAGGATCTGCTCAATGGGCTGGTCCTTGATATTGCCCAAAGCTCCTGTTTTGGTATCACTACGGATACAGTTTTTTACTGTGCCATCAAAGTTGTACATGAGCCCGGTCCAGGGCATGGGACAAAAATATGGATTGGTCAGCATGTCTTTGGGTGTCATGCTGGCCCCAACGATATGTCTGGAATACGCAGGCCATTGCGCTCGGCCATGTTCCAAAGATCTAGCAAGGTCCTGGCCCAGTTGTTAACATCAGCAGCCGGTGGTACTGTTTTGTCAGCGGTGGTGGCTATATTGCCCGGTCTTACCAAGATAATCTTCACGCCCAGTCGACGGTTACGCAACTGCTGTACAGCCTGCTCCAGGGCCAATTTTTGTATTCTATACTGGTCCAATGACATGTCAAATGCCGTTGGGTCTTGCGTCATTTGTGTGCTAATAACTATGATGCGTTTACCGGTTCCAGCCCAGCGTTGAGCCATCTCAAACAACAGTTCAGTCTGTGCAAATCCAGCCTGTGCATTGTTCACAAACACGTCGCAGGGTTCAATCTGATCGCAAATCTTAGGTGTATTGCGTATGTTGTTGCCTTCACGCTGACTGAGTCCCACCACTTGGTGTCCGTCCAAGCGGTATTCCTCTGCCAAGGCCTGTCCAATGCCGGCTGTGTGTCCGGTAATTGCTATCTTCATAATATGTTGCCCAGTTCTGGAAAAGTCTTCACAAATGATTGGTTTCTCTGTTGATCCAGCTCATTGGTGACTTTAAAAAATGTTTGCTTCCAATCATCGTGTGCTGTGCTAGATACTATATTATCAAATATTGTAGTTGGCAAAGTATTTTTGACATCAACAGGTATAGATTTGATAGAATAGATCCAGGGATCCAACAGTATGTTAAAATTGACCTGACCCAGACCGCGTCCAATGGCCCAGTCCTTGAATACCTGGGCACGTTGCCAAGTAAACACACTGACTGTGAAATTCACAGTTATCTTGACATTGGAAGAGATTTGAAGTAGCAAAAATTTATCTAGATTGGCATTGACCACCGACCACTTTAAGGGCCACCGGTTATATTCAAATCTAGATTCTATGTCGTCAAGGCTTATGGTGATTTCAACCTGTCTGAATTGTTGCAACAGCTCGATCAATCGCGAAGGCCAAAGACTGCCATTGGTATTGTAGCGTATTTTGACCAGATCCTGGCGATCCAGTGCTATAATTTGTTCCAATAGTGCTGTTTGTTCTGGTACAGCATTGGCCCAGGGTTCGCCACCGCCAAAGTCCAACTGCAATACATGATCGGCACGGTTCATGGCTTCGGTCCACACGGTGGATTCTGTCGTAGGCTGTGACCATGTCGGTACGATTTTTTGCCACATGGTGCTGCTGTCAGGACCGCATATCCTGCAGGCGGCATTGCACACATCACCAATGGCCGCATCAATTTTGACGTACTCTGGATCCAGCTGAGAATAGATCTGATCTATTCTGTTGTCTGTTTGTCGTTTGCTTACCAACCCAATGGATTCCTTATCCCAACAGCGTTGACAAAAAATATTGGCAATGTCATTGTTATTGTCTTCGGTCAACTGCTGATATTCTTGTGTTTGTTTCATTGCCACAACAGATTGAGATCTTGGAAAACCTATCATGTTGTTGCAGGGCGTGACATGCCCGGTAGCAGTCCAACTGATATTACGAAAAGGATTAACACACAGGGTCATTGATAGGTGGCCACTTCGTCGCGAATAATTTCTAAATACTCAGGGTCAATGGTCAACTGTCGTTGACGTGCCCAAGCTACAACAGATCCGTCTAGTAAGGATTCAAACGGTAGTATGTCGTCTGATTCCAATATGTTTGCTCGAGACCAAGATCTATAGTCAGATTCAATCAGTTGATCTAGTTCGTTTTCTGTCAATCGTTCTTTGATCCGTTTTAAAATAGGATTTTCTGGTTGTGCAAGATTTTGTTCCCAATGTATTTTTTTAATGCGTTGATAGAACCAATCACGATCTGCGATAGTGACGCTGATCACCGATACCGGCTCAATGGTATTGTAATCAAAACCACTCTGTCTATGACAGCCCAGCACTGAATGATGTTTAATCTTGTTCCATTCAATTATTTTATCTTGTTGCGACAACGTGTAAAACCCTGGCTGTTTTAACAAACTGTCAGGGCTTACGGTCACATTGTTTTTGCGCTGTATTCCAACACCAGCAAACATGGATGCCAGAGTGTCGCCGAAACTACATGGGTAGTAATTTACTAACAACACTCTGGTTATCTTTACTGTTTCTGGCGAGCGCGGATCATGGCCAAGATGTCTTGAGCATTACCACTAGCAGCAGGTTTGGCTTCCACTGGTGCTGATGCCACTGCTGGCTCATCATCAAAGTCACTGGATGATGTGGCAACAGGTGCTGGCTTAGCCGCTGGTGCTGGAGCATCTTCGTCCACCGCTGGGGTGCTTGTTGCAACACCTGCAGGAGCATTTACTCCGGCTGGACGGAAATACTGTCCCCAACGCTCGGTATCGTAACTCTGACCATCAACCGATGCTTCAAACATCTCTTTGATGACCTTGAGTTCAACTTCGCCAGGCTTCTTGGGCAAGAATGTGCTCAGATCAAAAAGGCCATATTGATCAACAGCTGCCTGTTCGGCTTCGGTGAGTGCTGTTTCTTTGCGTGCCCACTTGCTTCCGTTGTAGTCAGCGAAACCGCCTTTGCTTCCTTTGCTGATACGGAAGTCCAGGCCACGCAGGTAGTCGGTTGGCAATTCTTCCAGTTCAGGATCCATTAAGGCTCCTTTGATGGTAGTAAAGATCTGAGGACCAATGATGAAGCGACGGATCGGATTCTCTGGAGTCTTGTCATCGCCGAGTGGATTCTCACGTACAAAGCCTTGGAAAATATATGAACGTTTTTTCCAATACTTGCGACCCATTTCTTCTAGTGCCTTGTCTTTGAACCAGGTACGGACTTCGGTAAGCACTGGGCAGGTCTCGCCCCACATTTCCACGCAAGGTACTTGTACGTACACCTGTTTGGATTCCATCTCACCTTTGATGCCATTGAATGGCAAACGGATCATGGCTCGTTCTTGCCAAAAGAATGTGTTCTTGGTATTTCCATCTGGAAGGAAGCGTAAGGTACATGATTGACCTTCTTCCATGTTCCAATGCGGGTAAATTGAATTGTCACCGCCTGTGGAGTTGTTACCGCCTTGTTTTGATTCGCTAGCGGCCAGTCGTGCGCGAATTTCTGCTAAAGATGCCATAATAGTTGCCTTTCAAGTTTTATGGTTGTTGCCTATCTAAATTTTAGATTCTAGTTGCCTGTGATGCCAACAAAAAAGCGCATACACTTGATACAGTATATACGCTTTATTTGAAAGCGTCAATGATATTTATGACGCGGTTGTTCAGAATGCTATTTTCTAAGTCCCGAAAGTTCTTTGAGTCTATCCAAGAAGCTCAAGTCCTTGGCCACCGGTTTCATTTTGCCCGAATGTCCGTACTGTCCTTTAAGTGGGGAAGTATCGCACTCGTCTGTTTCTTGGGTGTCGTCTGGGCTGATAGCATCACCAATGGCGTTGCCCAAAGTTGCACCTCTTACAGCTCCAACCGGTCCACCCAATGCCGCACCAGCAATGCCACCCAATGCCGCACCAACTACACCTTCTTCCATGTCGGCATGATCATACTCAGGAGCAGGACGTTCTTCGGCTGGTACACCGGCACTTTTTAATATGCCACTTAGTGGATCTTCATACTCAGGATAAGCAGGCTCGGTAGAATTGTATGGATCCTCAGTTTGAGTCATGGGATCTTTGAATTCTTCCATGTAGTCGCCTACACTTTCGCGCTCAACGCCCATGTCTTCATCAGGATTTCCACCAATGATACCACCGCCGCGTAGGTGGCTTTCAAGATTCTGTGCTACCCATTCGCGTGGATCGCCATCACGGGCTTTTTGTACTCCGTATGGTATTTCACCACAGTCACAGTAGTAGTCAAACAATGCATCATATAGATGCTCGTCCAGGTCGCCGCCCTGTTCAAATTTACGAACTTCGTGCTTGAATCTATCCAGGATATGTTCCAAGGCTTCTTTGTTTTCGTCTAACATGCGACTTTCTTGCAGTCCGGTTAGACTGTTAACCTTGCCTTGTACACCACCAGATGGCTCGTTGCCAACTGTGGTGTCGGCATATTCAGCATCGGTAGCTTCATCTGGATTCATTTCAGCTGCAGGATCAATCTGTAACTGTTCAATTACCGAACGCACATCTGGATTGTCGCTCAACATCTGCATGCGATCATAGATGACCTGGCGGGCATCTGCGTTTGCATCTTGTTCTGCCAAGGCTTCTAACTGATCAAACAGTTCATCGTCGCCCAGGAGATCATATAACTGCTCAGTGGCATTGGTGGCATCGGCTCCTACTGGTAAGTCCTTGCTTAGTAGTTCTACCAGTTGCGCTTGTTTTTCTGGAGTGTCTGGTGTTTGCCAGGTTCCTTCTGCTAGGCGTTCTACCCATGCTTCAAATATGTTGGCTTCTTTCATGTCGGTTCCTTGTTGTTGTATACGAGCCAACAGCGGAAGTGCCGACTCAATCCTGGTGTCAATCGTTTGTTTCACAAACAGATTTTTTAAACTTTCAATTACTACTTCTTCGTCAGTGATGTCTGCAGGACTCCAGGATTCAAAATAAGATTTGTAACCACGTGCTGTACTGAGACTCTTCAAACGACCTTGCAGACTTTCATAATAGGTATTGGTTTGTTCTACCAGAGTAGCTGCATCACCTTCAAATAGTTGTCCTGCGTTGGCTCTACGGAAACGAGCCAGCACATTTATTTCTTCTACCATGGTCACAATGTGTTGACCGCGGGTGTCGTAGGGCTTGCCCCCGGACTTGACATGTTCCAACATGGCACGACCACCGGCTAATTTTTTAAATGGTAACTTGTAACGCTCGCCCTCGGCTGTTTCGATAAACAGGCTTTCAATGTAGCGATGACGAGCTTCGCCTTCGCCTATGTTCTTGTGATGGCGGATCATGAGTCTGGCTTGGGTAGCTTCGCCCATCCAGCTGGTGGTTCTATTGCCTGACCATGATTCAAACAGGCCTTCGCGTATGGCAGCCTGGCCCTGCATGCTGTAACGCAAGCGATTCAAATTACGGATACCAAAGCTGAGAAAGTTGCGTGTGGCAAAATTTTTAAGTTGTTCTAAGAATCCAAACCAATCGCTCTTGTCTTGGCCTTCCATGCTACGACCCACGTTGTCAGTACAGTATACTTCTAGCTCACCTTCATCGGTCAACATGATCACTACTGTTCCATAGTCCTTGCCTGATTCGGCACGGAAATCCATGCTGAATATTTCAGCGTCTTCCGGACTGGGTGCAGGTTTGCCTGAACTGTCCAGCATTTCTGGATCAAAATCTCTACTTACTAAGAGATCGAAAAGTTTAAAAGCAGGTGTTTGTTGAGCCATGGTCTAGTATTTAGCGTCTTACACTGATGAATGGCATGGGAGATACAATGATATCTCCATGATCACGCAGATGTGTATCTATTGAAGTATCATAGGTCTGTAGCAGTTGCAACATGCGTACTGCCAGCAATGCGGCCATGACTAGATCGTCGGTTTCGCCTGGCTTGGCCGCATAGCTAACTCCGTGAGCCACAAATGTTTTGAGCTCACTTACCAGGCTAGCACTACGGATCTTCATCTTGCCTGATTCTATCAAGGTTTTAAACTTGTTGCAGGCGGCCAGTTTGGGCTTGTTTGAAGTGTTGAATCCCTTGCGATATCTGCGTCCACCTCCACCATTGGGTTCGCTGAGGAAATAGCCGCGTATGTTTTCTTCACCATATTCAGCTATGCTGATCAAGGCAGCTTCGCCAATGGTGTTGTTTTCTATGCTGAAGTAGATGTTTTGTGGATCCTTGACTGTTTCGTGTATATGAGCACAAATATCGGCCAAGATACGGATCTGTTCCGGAATCGGCGTGCGATTATGACGCCACTCGCCTATCTGTTCGGTAGTGTTGGCTTCAAATATCTGTATCGCAGCCGGGTCTCCACCTGTGCCCAGGCTAGGGTCCAGAGCCACCACATAGGTACGTCCTTCTTTAGGACGTTGATACCAGCGTACCTGACCGGTCTTGTACAGGGGTTCGTGTCCACGCAGATCCAACAACTTGGCCGGTGCTATCAAGGTTTCGTCATTGATGATGAATTCGCAACCCATCTCTCGACGGAAACGATCCTCGCCCAGCTGTGCCCGTTGTGCTACTGCCCAGGCCTCATCACGATCCGGATGTTCATTCCAGTATGATCTATATGCCTTAAATCCATTGATGCCTACTTCGGTAGGATTGCCAAACTCATCTTCGCACCGGTTGGCACCTTTCCATAGTAAGGCAAACTGATCTTCGTCTGAGTTTGGGGTTGAAGTGATGATGGCTTTACCACCAGTGGCCAAGGTAGGACTTATGGACGTCCAGAATTCCTTGGCTATGCCGGGTCGAACAAATGCGAACTCATCCGCATATAGTAGTGATATACTCATACCCCGTCCGGTGTTTTCAGTTGTTGTTGCTGATACAATACGACTGCCATTCTCAAAGTCCAGGTTGCCTTTGTTGTAGCTGGTTACTCCGGCTCGGATATGGTCTGGACACAGTTCATAGGCATAGCGTATACGTTGCATGATCTCCTGTGAGCCTGTGTACTTGTGTGCGGCTATCAGGATAGTGGAATCTGGTACAAACATGGCATACCACAAGAGATATCCAGCGGCACTGGTACTCTTGCCAGTCTGTCGTGGCATCATAGATATGCTGAAACGATTTTGATGATAGGTATCAATCAAGCGTTTTTGATATTCAAACGGATGATACAACATTTTTCCTCGGGTTGGATGTTGTATATGGAAAAAATTGTTCATGAAGTACTGTGGACCGGTGACTGGATCTGCGCATTTGACAAACTCAGCCAACTGCTCCTCGGTCCAGAGCTGTCGCTTGTAAGGGGTCTTGACTAGATTGGCTTCGTCTTTGCTCACAACAGGTCTCCAAATTCAGGCCATAATCGTGCGAACTCGCCCTGCTTGTCGGGATGATATTGTTCCATCCGCTCAACAAATTTCTTAAGTTTAGTCAACTGTTCAGTCGACGGTGATGTCGCGGTCTGATACTGTGAACGAGCATGTTCAAACAAAGATCGTTCGACTTCGTTAACTTCACAAGCAGCAAACAACCGATCAATTTCCTGTGTGGCTAATGACGCTATTTCAGATCCATAAGTTCTGATATCCAGCTCCACTGGCCAATTTAGATCCTGCCAGACAATACTCAATCCGCGAGACTGTGCAAACTTTTTAAACTCTACCAGACGTGTGGCATTGTACAAATTGTAGACTGCATGTATACCACCCCAGTGTCCGTTGTTTTGTATTAGTTCCTGTACTAGATCAAGATTGTGCAAGATCCTGTTCCAGTCAGCCCCGTAACGAACATATTCAAAGCGCGATTCAATGTTGTCAAAACTGATACTCCACCCTACCTTGCGACGTGTTTTTAATTTTTGGAAGATTTCGCTGTGCTCTAAATCTGCACTGAGATTGGTGATAACTGTGACCACTGCATCAGGCGGTATCACATCCAACAGGCGAGCATTTTCTTTCAATAGAAATGGTTCGCCTCCGACCAAGGCCACCTCTTTAACTTGGTCATAGTGCTGAGCAATAAATTCACAAACATCTTCATAGTAGTGGCGGGTATTGATATCAATGTGTTGTCCTAGCAGGTTCGCCCACTTTGAACTTTGTTTAGCATTGCAATAGTTACAGCTCTGATTACAAGTGGTGTTCCAACGTACATCGATCAAGGCTGGATAGTGATATTCTGAACCGGCTGTGATATAATCAAAATCTTTGTTGATAGAGTTGTGCCAGCGACGTTCACTGTCACCGTTGTTGCGTTCTCTGTTGACACAATTACCACAGTATTCGTGGGCTACACCTGCCTGTATGGAAGCACGTATTTCCTTCAGTTTATCACCGTTAAGTATCTCTACTATAGTGTGTTCGTTGAGATTGCCCAGCATGTTGGGATTACCAGCACAACAGGTCTTGACATTACCACGAGGATTGATGTGCAGTCCCCGCCAAGGGGCTGCACAATAGAAATTGCTCATAGTGTTATTTACTGTAGGGATTTTCGCCGGTCAAATAAGGTCTGGCGAACCACAGTTTTACCCAGGCCTTGCTGCCAGGTTCAATATGATGACGTCGTTGGTACTGTTGTACGTGATCGCCGGTCTTGCTTATGTTGGAACCCTCCAAGGGTTTGAGCTTGGAGGGTCCGTATACACCTTTACCAAATTCGGTAAAGCGCATTTTAGTCTACATCAGCATTGGCACCACACAACTTGCGCTTGGCATTTGTGAGAGCACCAAAGTCTACCGGCCATTCTTTGCCGGGAGCCAATTCAGTTGCGTTGGCTGGCATGGCAAATTTGACACCAGCCTGTTGTTCAATCTGTGCGATTGGTAAACGGAACTTGGTCAAGTCGTTGCCAAGGTTTGGATATGGAGCCACATGTGGAAATAACCAACCAGCTATCTGTCCTGTGTTGTCATCTATAACGATTTTGTAGAAAGCGTGTGGAACTACTACACCCTTGCCAATGGTCTTGTCTTGTGCGTTGTACAAGCCACCTGACACTATGGTGAAGTTGTGACCACCTTGTGCGGCCCAACCACGAACTGATGTTTCTAACAACTTCCAGATGCCACGGTTTAGGCTACCTGCTTGTGGGCTCATGTTGGTCATCAAGAAACTTTCAAATTCTACTTGTTGATCCCATGACTGGTCTCCGTCAGGAGCCATGTGTCCTTTGTCGTATCCGGTGCCAGCATAGTCAGCTGGTGTAGCACCACCCTGGATGCTTTGATCTGGGGCAAATGCGTTAGAGCGTGCCACACAACCTAAGGCGTGGCCTGGGGTCAGTGTCCACATGACAAAGCGTGGCAGTTTTGCTGGAGCATCATAGCCTACCAGGTATGCTTCTCTGCAGATAGGCTGAATAGAGCCCTGCACCTGTGGCAAGCCAAATGGTGCATGTACTTGGCATGCAGCCACTGGATTTGGTGCTCGTTGTGTCCAAGCAAATACCGATGTTGCGGCAAGGGCGATTGCAAGCCCAACTAATAATTTTTTCATTTGAGTTCCTTTGTTATGATGTACTGCTGTTTATTACTTATCTAGGATAGCCTTTAAATCCTGTTACAGGACTGCGTTTGACCACGTCCGGCATTTCTTCGCTGGCCATAGTGGCCACTTGTACAGCATCATGGCCGCTCATGCCCATGGCCTGTAGTGCATCGCGAATGTATTCACCTGTGTGTGGATCGTAGCTGACTACAAATTCATTTTCTCCAAATACCGTATCCTGTTCAAAGGGCGGAACACCATCTTCGCGACGTTGTTTGGCGCCTTTGGCACCGGCTATGGCCACACCAAAGCGATACTGTAGATACGGGTCTTGATTTTTAAGTGCTGGTATTTTCCAAGCACCTGGCAAGGCTAGGGCAATGTCCTGCTGTAAACTACCGGTGCGGCCCATGGCCACTTCTGTAATAAATTCTCGGGCTCTCATCTGGGATAGCCTTTGAATCCTTTTACTGGGCTGGTTTTGTTTGTGGTCACCGGTTCGGTTGATTCTTGACTACTGATCATAGTGCCAGTTTCGCCCATGGCTCGAGCAGTAGCATCCAAGATTTCGGCATCGGCTTGACTGTAGGCCATGGTAGACATTTTTTGTCCGATGGGTCCAGTTTTAGACAAAGTGTCGGTAGCGTCAAACTCGTCTTTTTTAGGTTGTCCAGCAACAGCAACAATAAAACGCCACATGGCGTAGGGATTTGAGTTGTCTAGACCGTCATAGCGTTTCATACCAGGCATGGGACCCAGCTGATCATCATGAAACTTTGAGTGTGCGTCTTCGGCTACAAACTCTCTAGCACGCATGATCAGAATCCTGCGGTAGCTGAACTCGCTGTACCAATTTCTCTTGCAGTAAATCCTGAACCTGTAATGGTCAACTTGTTGCCAGCTCCAACATAAATCTGTTGACGACTGTTCGCGGTTACCTGGACAGCACTACTGTATAAATTGCCTGGATTACCTGTGGTCAAGGTATATGATCCAGACGCACTAGATGAAGCGTTAGCGCTCATGACTAGACTTTGACCGTTGACTGCACTGACCACCGTTGTGGTATTGGCCACGCCAGGCCCTGTTACGAATGTAGCGCCTACTAAGTTTTGTGCTGCCTGTGGAGTTAACATGACATTACTGGCATTGGTTACGCCGCCTGCAATACCTACAGTAGGATTTCCAGCCTGCATGACATACACATTGTAACTGATAGGAGTTTCTGTAACTATTTCGCACTTGTCGGTATACCATACTGCATTTGATACTGATGTGTAGACGTTGGATTGACTCATTGTGATTAGCCTTTGTAATTTTTCCAGGTCTTGAACAAGCTACGCTCAAGCTCAACTGATTCTTCCATTGATGCTTGACGACGCATCTGGCTGGCCAATACTGGAGTAGTTGATTGTCCTGTACTCTTAGGACCATTCAGGCCGCCTGAGTAGGTACGCAAGTTAGGATCTGCTGCCAATGTTTCTGTGTTGGTTGGCCAATCTGGACTGTTCTCGTCAACTTGTTGATCGCATCCGCATGGTGTAGAACCGCATGTAGAGCAACCTTCTCCGCCTTGATGATCAATACCAGCGGCTTTCAGCAACTGTGCCAATACATCGGCATCTTCACCGTCGGCGCTGACAGTGATATTCTTGTGTGGTTCACCGTTTTGATCAGTACTCATGTTGACTGACACATTCATGCTTTCGACCAAGGCTTCGATCTCGCGATCAATACTTTCGTAGACACCTTTGCCAAACTGCATGCCCTTGCTGGATTTTTTAGCAGGAGCTTCGTCAGATGACTCTTTGACTTTTTCGTCGTACTCGATGTCTTTGGTAACTCGTTTGCCAGCTTTCTCGGCCTTGGCATCATCTTTACCTTTGTGTTTCATGTCGTACTCTAGATCCTTGGTTACTCGTTTACCAGCCTTCTCAGCATGTGTATCACGTGTGTCTGTGCTTTCTTCTTCCATCTTGCCTTTTTTCATGGCATAGGTAGCGCCTAGAGCTTGATTAATGCGCTCTTTCTTGCTCTTGCCAGCAAACTTGGGATTCTTGCTGTGTACAAAATCATGTATCACATCACCTGTAGGTGTGTTCTTGGTTATTTTTTCGGCGATACGAATACCTTCTTCGCCTGACGCTTGTTCAACACCACGCTCGTGCTGTGATAAAATATAGTCGCTTACACTGGTCATCATGCCTTTGATTTGGCCAATCTTTTCAATTACCCAGGTTGGCAAGTTTTCTTGATCGCGCAGGTGACGTTCAAGTTCGGTAGCATGACGTATAACTGTGTGCATGTCGCCCTTGACTTCGCTGCCTTCGTTGTCATACTCGCCACGATCGGTGACAGGAATACCATCTTCTTTGACCTTGCGTTCACCCTTATGCTTGTAGGCATGCTTAGTAGTACGCTCAGGGCCTTTAGCAGGTCCTTTTGGACGTCCTTTTTTCTTTGGAGCATCGCTCTTGACTTCGTCATCTTTTTCTACATCATCTTCGTGTTTACGAGTATAACGCTTGCTGTAGCCAGTGTCTTTGACATCGTGGCGTGGATGTTTGTCCTTGTCAGCAAACATGCTCTTGGCTACTTCTGGATCAAAAGCAGTGCCTTTGCTCTTGGGCTCTTTCTTTTCTTTTACTGGAAAGGTTTTGTCGCCTAGTTTAAATGTTTTCTTGCCGGCTTCCTTGGCCTTTTGATCTTTGAAGTGCATGACGCCGGCACCTTCATTACACTCGCATGGAGCACAGTCGCAGGTAGGGCAATGGCCTTCTTCAAGACCCATTGGATCAGCTTCGGTAACTTTGTATTTTTTTCCGTCTACTTCAAATTCACTCTTGTGATTTTTTTTGGCATTGGCCAAGGCACCACTGAATGCGTTACCTTCTTCCACGCACTCGCATGGTGAACACCCACAACTGGAGCATGTGCCTTCCATGGCCACGTTCTTGGCAAACTGTGCCATGTGGCGTAGTTTGGGATTTTTACTGTGTGTGGCCTTGTTGATCTTGGCCTTGGGGATCTTTTCACCTTGAGCCACGTGTAGTGCCTTGTGTAGGCCGCCCTTGTGAGCAGGATTAACTGCCTTCTGGATCCATTTTTCACTCTCGGCCACTTTAGACTCGTACAGGTCCTGTTTGTCAGCCAGTGAGGCCAATCTCTTGTTTAGGTCGTAAAAAAATGTCATGCTGTTATCCTCGGGGTTGTGCGCCGGTGGCAGGTTTGGCCGGTCTTGTGATCTTGCTCATTGGACTCTTGTTGCCCATTGGTAAATCATTTGTGGTCTTGGCTGGTGGTGTTGGACCGCCTGCCACTGTGAAGTCACTGCGGTATGCGTTCTTGAGAACAGCATGCTCATCATAAGGTGCTGAATAGTCAGCCTTGAGTGCTTTCTGTTCAGCTGTGTCGGCTGGATAGTCGGTATCGGTCAGGAGATCTTTGTTTTCTGTATCAATGCGTGATTTTTCTACCGACATACTTTCTTCGTATGGTGTGGTCATGATAATGATACGATTTGGATCCATAAACAGATCCTTGGCAATCTGAGTAATCTGAGGTTCAATCGCAGGATAGCGGAATTCAACATCCATACTGGTCACACTGTCATTGCTGTGCTTGGGGAAGTCAGCAGGTTTGGCCTGTACAGGGCTGGTCTTTGGACGGCCAATTTTGACTGGCTCAAACTGTTTGAGTTTTGACTCCAAGGCCTTGATAAAGTCAGGTGCTACATCACCTACAATTTTGATCTTGTAGTTGTAGGTTCTTTCTGATTCTGATAAGTATTCTTTAAAATGTTTCATATGCGATTCCCTGTGTAATATTTATGCTTTGTTATTGTTTTGGTCACGACTGCCGATCAAGCGTTCCAGCAGGTCATTGCGACTTAGGATCTGTCCATGTGCTGTTTCTATGGGTTCTGCTTCTGAACGGCGATCCTGATCCAGCTTGAGTTTTTTCATCTGTAGATCTATCATCTTGAGCTTTTTGTTCAGCTTAGTAGTTTTGGCTGTGAGTGCATGGCCCAGCATGGTTCCGGCCACAGCAAACAGTTCGGCACTGAATCTACTATCTACATTCATGCCAAGATCGCTTAGATTGTGATAGCTTTCCTTGGCCAATTCGGCTATTTCGTCCAGTTCCCGATCCGATGCATCTAGATCACGCACAGCCGGCAAGGCCGCGTCAATCTTGTCAATGGTGGCATCTATTTCTACCAGAGCTGCTCGTGTTTCTTCTACTGTGAGTGTTGATTCTTCCGCAGGTGTTTGGCTAGATGGAAAATCAAACAATTCTTCAAGTTTCTTGGTCATGCCCTATTTACCGCGTTTTTTACTGCCCTGATGGAATATCTGATCCTCAGTTATGACTCTGAATCGCATGCCATTGGCCTTGCACCAGCGTTGTGCGGCTTCCCATTTGAAGTGATTCACTGCCACTATGGCACGATCTCTTGGGTTCATTCGTTCTGTCAGCTGGCTCTGTTTTGACGGTTTGATTTCAATCAGTTCGGCAATCATGGTGTTGTTGGGCCCACGATAGGTCACGATAAAGTCGGGCACATAGGTAGTGGCCTTGCCGGTCAAGGGATGTTGGTAAGGGATACGTATGGGTTCGCTGGCCCACTGTAAGACATTTTCATTGTTGTCGCAAAACTGCATGAAGGCCCATTCCCAGCTGCTGCGATATCTAGGAACACCACGTCCCACATACTTGTGGGCATTTTTTACCTGATAAGGACCTTGTGCAAACTTGGCCATGATCAACTTCTAATATTGTGTGCTACGTAATAGTTGGGTTGTGTTGGCACGTTGATGCCCAGCAGGGTACTGGCACTTCTCAAACCGTTGAGGTAATAGGCCAGAGTAGCAGTCAGTTGTGGGCCAGACTGTCCTTGCAATGAGCTCAATATGGTCAAGGGTGAGGTACCACTCAGTTCGGCAATACGAAAAACCGACACTGTGAAATTGCCTGCCGCTTCGGCGGTGCCAAACACGGATTCAAAATAGCTGTTGATGGCATCATACTCGTCTACCGGAACTTCAGTAGCGTAGCCATAGAACTGATCAAATATCTGTACAGTGAGATCAGTTTTGAGATTGCGATAATTTACACTAGACACGGTTATAGTCCTAACTGGCTACCAAAGGTAGGCAACGGGCTACCGGCTACACCTGCGGATGAAGTGGTGTAGGGACCATTGGTCACCGTGGGTCTTGGTATAAACTGTCCGCCGGTGGCCGCAATGGCCTGAGGAATGGATCCGGGAGCGCCGCCCTGTAGCACGCCAATGGCAGCCGTTTGGGCTTCATATGGGAGGCCTTGACCAAAATTGTAATTTTTAAATGTATTGTAGGCAGTACCAGCGGTCTGCACTGCGCCTAGCACATTTTGTAATCCACCCTGTCCAGATGCCAGAGCCTGTAGATCCTGGGTGGTTCCTGTGATGGCATCCACGAGACCACCCTGACCAAATACTGTAGCGGTGCTGCCTGGACGTGCCAGAGCACTTTTGACTGTGTCATAGTGTGCAGGGTCAGCAAAGCCAGGAACTGCCGCGCTGGGCGTCGAACCACCCACTGCGCCACTGTAGTACTTGACTGTTTCGTAGCGTATGGTCATTTGATTCTGCATGGTGGCACCACCTTCAGCATAGCTGTAGGTATCATGGTTCCAGTTGGTAATGATAGGATTGATCAAGGTGTAGGCCGCATACTTTTTAGCCGCCAAGCCGTATATGGTAATATCGTTGAAGAACGGAGGTTTGCCACCGTTGTCGCCGGTGGCACTGCCTATGCTGGTGTTGTTATAGCCTTCGCCGATGAAACCCCAGTCCTGGCCCTGACGCACAGCATTGTAAATGTCGCTGGTATTGTAGTTAAAGCCATTGGCCAGAGTGGCGCTTTTGCCCAGTGTGCCACTTTGATTTGGAACACTGTTGTATTTTTGTGTAGGATCGCTGTAGTAGTAGCTGTAGTATTGATACCACATGTAGCGTACCAGGTCACTTTGATCATCGTGGAATGTCACATTGACCGGATCGTAATTGATCTTGGTCTGTATCAATCGTTTTCGATTGTACTGATTCATGGTATCAACATCAATGGTGTACTTGGGTAGATCTATGGTCTTGACCATGAGACCAATGCTGGTCACTTGACCATTACTGCCAAAGGCATTTTGTACCGCCGGATTGTTGAAGTTTAGGTTGAAGTAAACATGGAATAGATACTTGGTACGAGGACTGAGATTGTAGTTGTCGCTTCTAAAGGTCTTAGAAGCGTGACTGTAATCTTTTAGGCCAGGGCCACTAAAAAAGCCCTGCAGCAGGTCCTCGCCAAAACTTGGTAAGGTGGACATGGTATTAGGTACCTAGGCCGGTCGCAATATCGCCTAGAGTTCTACCAACAACAGCACCAACACCTGCTCCAGCTGGAGTTTGTAAGGCATTGTCAAAGCGTATGGTCATTTCAATCTGCATTGGCTCGTTGGTACCATAGTTGGCTTCGCCGTAGTTGACTGCTGACAGATAGCAACCATACAGATACCAGGTTTCCAGGGCCACTGGAGTATTTGCACCATTGCCACCATCCAACACTTCAAATTCGGTAGTGAACTTGTAGTCGATACCAGATGCTGCTGAACTCATTTCTGCAAAGTCTAACTGCTTCTGTAATTGTTCGCCAACCAGTTTAGAAACATTGCCGCCTGCATCATCACGTATGTTGCAGGTGATATCTTGCCAGGCATACTTGCCGGCCAATTTGATTGTGCTGTTGTAGACAGGAATATCAATAGGTTCAAATGTGACATTAGGACGTGTAAAATCTACGACCTGTTTGGTCAGTTCTGTTACCGGATTGCTTACACCAAAATTCTGGAATGTGACTCTGAAGCGATACTTCAGCTTGGGCATTAGCAGGCCCTGACTTGGGCTGCTTTGATCGCTGGCCAAAGGCACGGTCATTTTTGTTAGCGATGATGTAGGCATTTCGTTTGTTCTCCTGGTATACTGTTATTTATGGCCAATGTCTGGGGCAAAAAGCCCCAGCGCATTAGGCTGTTGTCTGAGCCGCAATAGTTCCTGTGTTCTGTATACGCAATGGTATGTAGATGAACTCAACTGCCTTGACTGGTTCGATAGCAATATCAACCCATAACTCGTTGTTGTCAATTCGAGCAGGTGTATTGTTGGTCAAATCGCAAACTACCAAGTAGTCGTAGATACCACGTTTTGCTACCAAATCCACCATCAAACTGGTGATAGAATTGGTGATCTGCTGACGTGTGATCTGATCGTTGGGTTCAAACAGGTACTGTTTACCAATCTGATTCAGTCGATTGCGTAAGAATGCTACCAAGCGTGACACGTTGATACGATTCAAAGCAGTGTTGTTGTTTTCCAAGGTATGATTACCAAAATTGGTGATACCTACGCCAGGAATAAATGTGATTGGATTGATATCATTTTGATACAATACATCACGGATGCCTTGATTGATACCTGTGGTGATAAAGCTGCCTGTAGCCGCATCGATGTAGCCAATCTGCGTGGCGTTGTCAATAACACCGCGACGTGTACCGGCAGGAGCCAACCATGGATAACCTACTTCGTCACTGCGTATGATCGTACGGATCATCATGTGGCTTGGTGGTTGTACCACGATATTGCCACTTAGATCGGTGGTTTGACATGAAGGATAGAACGCACCTGCATAGGGATCTCCTACATCCAGATTTCCGTCGGCAGTGACTAGCCCTTCGCCACTGTTGTTGGTGGCCCAGGTAGCTATGTCAGCTGGACTCAAGCGCAATGGTGTATCAGCGATCACAAACGCTGTTTCACCACGATCTGCATTGAGCTGTGCCAACTGTGGTACCAACTCTGGATACTGTGGACAGGCTATCAAATTGAACTGAGTTTGCTCTTCACGTATGGTAGTGTTGGTTTCAACACCGGCCTGCAAGGCCTTGACAATGATAGCACGCTGAGCCTGACGACCCATGTATGGGCTACCATTGGCTCTGTTGCCACTGGCTGTTTTCCAAGTATTGGTAACTGTGATTTCACTCCAGTAGGCAGAGCTAGTGCTAGGTACCTGATTGGTATTGGCCACTTCGCACACATATACAATGTTACCATAGGTCACACGATTACCAACCTGATAGGCAGTGTAGGCGCTCCAGTAGTCGCTTGGATAAGCGGTAGTGTTGAAGTAGTTCAATTCAAACTGTTTGACATTGAATCCACTGCGGCGTGTATTCCACAACAGGATACCATTTGGATATAGATCAGGTGTTGGTGCATCTGGATCCAAATAGTTGCTGGTCAACAGGCTAGTGATGGTTGGGAAAGGATCGCTTACCGGATCGGTCGTACCATTCGTAGCCCAACGTGCATCAGCAAATAGGACGCCATTTTCTGTGGTTTGATCACTGTTGGTCAAGGTCACCCATTGATCTACACCGTTGACATTTTGCCAACGATTGATCACTGGATACAGTTCAAGATCACTGGTATCAATCCAGAGATCACCTAGTTGCAGTGGTGATTTGGCTGTGTTGTTTTGTGTTGTTGGTGCAGTAGGACTGATCTGTGGTCCGTTAGCATTGGTCAAGCTAAGGTTAAAGCCACGTGCATCGTTGGTCACGTTTTGATAACCTTGCCATTGCCCATCGTTCAGGACCATGATGTCAACTTGATCAGTAGCACTGTAATACCAGTAGGTTCCAGAAACAGGATTCTGATCAGGAGCTGTGCTGTTAGCTGTGTAGCTGAATGTTGGTGTTGACACCCAGTTGCTGAGCACATAGGTATCTGTGGTCACATACTGTGCTGTCAAGCCCACTATGTTCTCACCTGTGGTGAATCCGGCCAATTCAACTGGAGATCCAGAAACGTCGGTGAGATATATGTCTCCACCTTGGCTGTGTGTAAACACTACAGCGCCGGTGCTGTTTACAGTGGCGCTAACATAAGGAATACCTGCCGAGCTGACTGCGCTTACAAAGTCTGCCACAGTGCCTTCTCCATAAATGGTACCAGCAACACTCAAACTTCCGGTGGCTGTACTGGTAAACTGCACTGTGGTGTTGCTGCAGGCTGTTACTACATGTGTACCGTTGTAACCACTGGGTGTAACTCCTGTGACCACAATGGTTGAACCCACTGCGAATGGTGGAGCACTTTGAGCAGTGAAGCTCAAGGTTGCCACTGCACCAGAACCAGAGGTAGCTGTTATTGACAAATTGTTGCTAGGATATATTGTAGCTGTGGCTTCAGTGATAGCACTGGTACCGGCTTGAGTGGCACCAATGCTGAACTGTGTCAAGCCCACAAATGGACCCGGCGAGTTAGTATAGCCTGTGACTATGGTTGGACCAGTGGTGTAACGACTGAACAGTTGGAAACCGCCTGTGAGACTATTGTAAGGGTCAACCTGTGCATAGGTAGCTCCGGCTGTGATGTTGGTACCGCCACCTGCTGGATCTAAGGCATACAAGGCATCAGCATCAGATGCATATACCGGGCAGTTCTGTGGAACAAATGTGCCCAAGGTTGTGCTGTACTTGCTCACTACCAAATTGGTACCTGCATTGACATTGTTGGTCTTTTGCCAGATAGAGCCAGTTGGTTGTGGAATAGTGGATGAGCTATTCCAACGAGGATTTTGGTAACTAGGACTGCTTTGATAAGCAGGAACAGCATATACACCTTGCGTGATGCCCAAGGCAGTCAATGAAGTTCCGTCGAGCTGAGCGATACTGACTGATCCGGGCCAGGTGATTGTGGCGCCGCTGACTGAACCAGTGGCTGTGGTAGCAAAGCTGACTGATGTGTTGGTGGATGCAACAACATCAAACGTGCCATTGTAGCCGGACACGTTGGCACCGGTAATTGTGATACCTGAACCCACTGGGAACGGTGTTGGAATGGCAGCATTACCGCTGTTGCTGAATGTCAAGGTAGCAATACCGGTGGATACATTGGCACTGCCGGTCGCACCAGTAAATGTAGGACCAACTGAATCGTTGTCAGCGTAGATGTATAGAGCGCCACCTTCAACTGAAGAATACACGCCTGGAATTGACGCAGAATTTATAGAATTGCTGACGGTTGTGGGTGTTGAATTGGCTACCACTGTGATAGTATTGGCATTATTGATCACTATGTTGCCTGTGACCGCTGTGGGAGCCAAAGTACCATCGATTGATGGCCATGCTGTGCACCATTCGTTACTGCCTAACAGGACCCAGGTGTTGTACAGATCGCTCAAATAAGCACTGGAAGTCTGACTAGAAGTAGGCCCGCCACGTTTGTAGTATTCAGGATTGTAGATATTGGTGGCTGTCACGGCATAGTTGCCAATGCTGCCCACGCTTTGTGATGGTACT